CCACCAAGGAATCCGGTTACTGCCATAATTATGTTAAACAACAACTGATATTCCATTAATCTACCGCCACGCTAGTAACCACCATAACAATCGTAAATATCCCCAGCAGAAGACCGCCTATTATGCTTATGTCGATCATTGCTGCTCTGGCTTCGGCTTTTTGTTTAGCCTCGGCTATACGCATATTTCGTAGTCTGCCCCGCTCTTTAATCATGTCGTGCCAGAGGTTGGCATTGCCCGTCCAGTAGAACAGGTCTTTTAAATCTTTTTCTAGCTGAACCGCTTTTTGCTTATGGAGGGTAATCTCTAGGGCTTGTGCCTCAATTGATTTACCACCAAACAGCTTTTCTATCTTACTGGGATTAGTGGCTTTTTGCTCTAGCACACTAATCTCTTCGCGGGCATCCCAGAACTTGCTGATTGCTCTGGTCATGTCGCCAAGCTCTCGGCCCTCGTTTACCGCCGTCTTCATAAAGCGGTAGGCAGAGGCACACACTTGTACTGCTGCTATAATCTCTGCGGCCATTAGTAGATTTTCACCCCTTCGTCAGTCGGGTTTACTAATATAGGCTTGCAGTACGCCCTAACTATTTGTGTGCTGGGGGATAGCCCCCTTTTGAGCTTTGTAGCAAATCTGTTGCACTCGTCTAAATCGCGGAAGCACATAGCCTCCCGACAATCATCACTGCCGGGCTGGCCTCCTATCAAAACCACCAAGACAAATACGTGTATCACTTCTCATACTCTAGCTATACCATTAGGTTTTGTTTTATTAAGTTTAAAAATCTTTTTCTATAAAAAGCGTTAGTGGTTTCATACCACCAAGATAACGGACTTGGGGCAGCTTTATTGTTCCGCATTGCGGACAAATGTCCCATTATAAGGTCACTCATTTCCTGCACCATTTGAAACGGTACAAATTTTATTTTTTCATGTGTTTTAAACTTAACATAGTACAAAGAATCCCCTCTTTTTATATCTATCTCACACGGCTCATGTAGTAACATAGCGCACTCTATTTCTCTAAGGTGCTGACCTACATCAAAACAACCTCCTATTACTGTAGTTTTTTGAGTTATGTCGTTTTTATGAAAAAACGCTGGAGTCAGCTCCATTTCTACGCTTTTTTCTGCAAAAAAATGTAACTTAGGAGACGTATAACTTACTAGCCCTTTTATTGCGTCTCTTGGATAAATATAGTCATCAAAAAACTTTTGATTATAGTCTGGACTTTTAAATGTTTGGCCATCCCATATAAGTGTATAGTCGAAAGCAGACTTAACTGCGTAACAGTTGTTAAGCAATGCTAGATGAGCGGGGCAACGAAGAACGTTTGTATCCTCTAGCTTTTCCGGCAACAAAACAAAATCAGAACTTTTGTTTGCTCTATTTTTTACAAGCGGCTCAAATAAACTATGATTAAATAAATTACTACTTTCTGTATAGTAGATAATCATATAGTTGGTCTTTTAGGCCATGACACTTCTTCAGGAAAGCGAGGTTGCAAATGCAATCTTCGTAAACTTCTTCGATATTCTCTCCACAATGCTTTAGTTTCAGCCGTCATCTCAGCGTCTTCAAGCATAGTCCAGTTTGAATCCTCTAAAAGTCTGGCCACTTCCTTTTCTATGCAAGAGACTTTTCTCTGTTTTATAATTTCAGGAGAATCTTCTACTTCCACCCAACCCATATCTGCATATTTTTCCCCCAACCACGAAAGGTCTCCTAGTTTTTCAGGAATACCCTGTAGACCAAATATTGGCCCCCAGTTTTCTGGCAGGTTTTCTTCCTCAGAAATAATCTCGTTTGTTGAAAGTTTTCTAAGTTGCCAAGACATCTCAATCTACCTTATGTATTCTTTGATACCCGTTTAATTTCATCGCAGTTTCTATCTGCAAAACAAATATTTCCATTTCTTCAAAACTAAGTGGAACCCAAAATACATCCCCATCGAGTGTGCGGATAGAAACTTCCCAAATTGTTTTACATGACATACCTATATTCAAAGTACGTCCTCTTTTTAAGTCTGCTCTTCTGCTTAATTTAGATAATTCTAAATCAGTCTCACGGTTATTATTTTGCATAAACTCTCTAATATTTTCTTCCATACTAGAAAGTAACTTTTGTTTTTGCTCAAGCTCTTGCTTAAGTCCGTTCAAATTTTCTTGGTCATTTTTCATAGGTTTTTACTGTGGGTTCCAGTTTATAACAATTTGACCGCCGGGATTTACAACCATAGGATAACCTGCCCCCGGAGTAACAGATTGGTCATTGTAAGTTGCTGGACTACCCGGATTCCCCGGATTTCCCGGATTGCCGGGAGCGCCGTTGTACGTGAATCCACCACCGCCGCCGCCACCGCCACCACCGGAAGGGCCGCCGGGGCCAAAATAACCTCCGCCGGGACCGCCGTTGCCAGCATTACCGTCTCCGCCATTACCGCCCGAAGCATAATTTCCAGTACTACCGGGGGAGCCGGGGTTACCGTTAAGAGTGCCACCGATTGCGCTAGAGGCATTGCCTCCTGCTCCACCTGAGCCAGTGCCCGCTTGTCCACCCGCGCCTCCATTACCACCAATATTGGGAGACGCAGCAGACCCTCCGTTACCGGCTGAACCGCCGGGAAAGGTTTGACCTAACCCAGTGGAAGGATTACCGGCATTTCCCGGATTGCCGGAGCCACCGCTAGGGCCAGCAAGCCCTCCAGTACCGGGGGTACCTGCCCCGCCAACTGTAGGCCCAAAATAATTAGAACCTGCTCCGCCGCCACCGCCATAGGCAAAAGTAGAACTGCCGGGGTTGCCTCCGCCTCCCGGGCTTCCCGTGCTTCCATAATTTACAACAGAGCCTCCGCCTCCACCGCCTCCGCCTCCACCGGGGGCGCTACCTGCGGCATTTCCCGGGTTCCCGGGGTTACCTGCCCCGCCAGACCCAGTTATATTTACTAAAGAAACTCCAAGAGGAACAGTAAAAGTTCCGGGGGAGTTAAAAGTTTCGCTACCGCCCGGAACAAGACCTGCTCCTAAAATACCTGATTTACTAGAACCTATAGGCATCTTAAATACCTCTTCTTGCTGATGACGACAGACCCAAAGAAGGTCGGGTGTCTAAAAAATAATTCGAGTAAAGCCCTTCTTTATTTACATAATGTAGCATTATCTGTGCATTTAACTTGGTACCTGTTTCTTTCAAGGGCCTGCGCCAATGTGTAATTTCTATACCTTTGTAAACAACCGCATCGCCCGGAGAAAGAAAATATTGGTGAGTTTTACCCGAGTGATCTTGCAGATAAATGGGAGATTCTTTCCCAGAAGTAGCTATATTAATACTTACCGTTACCTCACATGACTCTCTGTCTGTGTGAGGGGCTAATTCATTTTTTTCTGTGTATATACGACTATACGAGTAAGTTGGTAAAAGTTTTTTGCCTACAACCTGCTCCATTTTGTTCAGATAGTTTTCTAACAAAATTTCGGTTAAGGGGTCGGCATACCAATAAAAATCGCTGTTCCAATCATTGCCTTCTGCCTTAAACACTGAATGATTTGCTTTGTTTTGCAAGTATTTTGAAAACGTAGCTATAGTGTCTTTATCTACGAAAGAAGGAATCATTACACAACCTACAGATTCAAAACGCTCACTCGTCATACTGAAACCAGCCTGTGATTATGTATTTAGCTCTTTTTCCATAAACTGGGTTGCCTCTGTGTGGGTGCGTAAACGCAGCGGGCCACAGCACCATTGTGTTTTCTGTAGGGCGCATTCGTTTTTGCTGGTAAAGAAATTCTGTTTCTCCGCACTCTTCTGGCTCTAAGGTATTTAAATACAACATATAGACTAAAACTCTGCTAGACGCTGATCCTGTCCTACCACTATCTGCGGCTTGTTCAGAATGCCACAAATGATACCCTCCGCCGGGGCAAGTTTTTTGTAGTCTCATCCTATGGCAACGAATCTGACCTTGATCTATATACGGATACTCAGCCTCGTAAGCTGAATAACACTCTTGAAGTCCTCTGAAAAACAAACCAACAGGGTCTTCTTCATTAAAATTTTCAAAAGGCAAATTTTTACCATTACAAAAAAGACTAAAATCATCTTTTTTAGCCTTTGACGTATTGCTATCTTCTTGTTGCCTGTTTATGCACAGTCCGTTTTTTTGGAAACGATCAAACTCTTCAACTAAATGAGTACAAAACCCTTCTGGGTACACCTCAGTAAAAGTACCAATAAATTGATCGTATTCTATTCTCATCTAAACTCCGGGCCAGAAACCCACGCTACTAAGGATTGTCTAGTTCCTAAGGTCACAGGGGTAACCCTGTGTAAAGCCCAACTAGGGAATACTGTTATAAGTCCCCTTTTTTTGGGGATTGTCATAGGAGTATCTCCACCAAAGTTTAACTGTAACTCTCCTCCTTCATAAGTTTCTGGGTCACTAAGTTGCATTACTAAAGACAGCTTTCTACTTACGGGGCCACCTTTGTCTATATGCCAACCATACGTTCCTTGATCTGTAGAGCTGTATGTAGTCAGTTGCATAGATTCTCCAAACCCAGTTAAATAGTATCTGAAGAATCTATTATTTAACTCACTAATCACTTCACCTAATGCGATATATACATTAGGGTTTTCTCTGTAGGATAGCCATCGTACACACGATCTTCTTACCTCATCGTCTATCCTATTCCCGCCAATTACTCCACGGTTCGTAGCAATACTAGCAAGCGCCTGTAACTCATTAAGAGTTTCTTCGGGCACCGCATCTTCCCACCAAGCTACATTAGGACAATCACAATTTTTTATCGGGTATAACGGATATTCCATAAAACAGACTAGCTGTTAATGTATGTGACAAGTGAATCTGCCAAAGTCGTTACGTCATTAGCAGTAATAGGTGTCACACTGTCCGCGCTTTCGTACTTTCGATTTTCAATAAGGATTTGCTGTGCTTGCTGCACTGCTTGTAGCTTTACCCTTTTTGTTTCCATAGAAGACATTCCCGTCATCCGGTGATCTTCTATAGCATTAGACATATCTACTTGCTGCTGTTGTTCTGTCGTAAGCGCCATAACGGTATCTCCTATTTAGGCATTCAAATTAAGACATATTTTTCATAGGTATATTTACATACCAAGTTGTGCCGCCATCTGGCGAAAAGAAAAACCAAATATCTGTAGCACTTGCATCTGTTGTGCGACTAACAGAACCGCCGGGGTATTCAACAGTACCTCCCGCAAAAGCTACGGTTCGGCTTGGAGTCGCATCGTTAGTAAGAATTAACGTAAACGACGTAGCTTGATTTGAATTACTATTTGCACCTGCTAATGTAAAAGTACAGTTGCCCGTGAGGGTAGCGGTAAACACTTGTCCGTTAGTGGCTGTTATAGTTTGAGCCGTTCCCGTATTGCCCAATGCGGACACTTTGTCTGAGAATATGCCCGTTAAAAAACTAGCAGTAATGTCAAACTGACCCGTTCCTTTGGGTGTAACGTCAATACCTACGTTAGTGTCATCACCTGTAGCTGAAAGCGTTGGGTTGTTCCCAGTAGCCGCATTAGCCAGAGTTACTTCGTTTACAGCAGAACTTGTTGCTGTAACTTTAATCAGCTCCGCGCCGTTGGTGTCGTTAACACTTGTTCCGACTTTGGGGCTGGTAAGCGTTTTGTTGGTAAGTGTTTGTGTATCTGAAGTTCCAACAATAGTGCCGCTAGGCAGTCCTTGACCGCCATCTTGGATAATCTTTCCAGTGGCTCCGTCAAATGTCGCTATGTTGTTGTCTGTAGAACTACCGGGGCCAGTTACATCACCATCAGTGATGCCTTCGATCAAAGCCAAAGCATCAACTACAGCCGCTGTTGCACCCGCACCGTCAAGGTAGACTACTTTAGTCTTACCCGTGGCAATGGTGACGTTAGCGCCGGAGCCTTGTGAAATGTTTATAGACTGACTGCCTGTAGTGGCGTTCTCGATCCACATGACACGAGAGACGGTGTTTGGCCCAATAGTCAGCGTTCTAGTCGCCGTCAGGGTCGCACTAGATGTTACTTTGAAGTACAACGCACGGGCCGGATCAGCCGCACCGTCTGCTACCGTAGTGGTCGCATCAGCGTCAGTAGCAAATCCGTCTTGCGTGTTGTAGCCCAGAGCTTCACCGATCAGCTCAAGGTTGGTGTTTGTACTGGTGCCCCAAGTGCCGTCTTCGTCACCCGTGGTAATTTCTTTAAGTCTTAAGTTGTTTACATAAGTAGCCATTTGTCAGCTCCTATAATGACGCATCGCCGGTTGCCGGAGGCACCGAGGTCGCATAAATCTTCGTGTTTTGCCGAAGGTTCAAAGGCTCACCACAATCTGAACAAGTGTCTGCCGCAAGCTCCGACTCGTCAAGATCAAAACCACAATTTGCACAAAGAATCTCTACTTCGTGACGAGGATCAATCCCGCTGTCTAAATTTTTAGCCTCATTTACAGTTCTCACGCTGCTATCTCCGTCCAATTTGCATTCTGATCTGGGACTATTTCGCCCCATACTAGCACATTTCCTACCTGTCCAGTGGCCTGTACTCCTATCGGGTAGACGTTTCCTTTCGCTACTACAGACTCAGAACCTAACGCTGTAGTGCCCTGAACGCCCGTTACAAGGACTCTAAGGACAAGCTCAACCGTGGCACTGCCTAGGGCTGTGGTGCCTGCTACGCCCGTGACATTCACCGTAGCATCTGCGTTTACTACCGGAGTGCCAAGAGCTGTGGTGCCCTGAACCCCGGTAACTGCAACATCTACCGTGGTTACTGGCCCTGCTGTACCTAGAGCGGTTGTACCCTGTACGCCTGTTACCGCAACAATAGCGTCAGCTTCGACACCCACTGTGCCTAGTTCGCCAGTTGCCGCGTTACCTAACGCATCAACAGCTCCGTCCCCGTTAGCTACAACATTGCCTAAAGCAGTCGTGCCCGCTACGCCTGTCGGGAATACTCCAGCACCTTCTTGAACGGTTACTGAGCCAACCGCACCAGTGGCAACAAGCCCAAGGGATTCACCCCATGCACCTTGACCCCAAGTGCCTCTACCCCAACCACCAAGATTGACGGTTACATTCCATACCGTGTATCCAGTTACACCAGTAGCTGATACACCTGTAACGCTAACTGACGCATCTGCTTGAGCGGCTGCTGTGCCTAACCCTCCTGTCCCAGATACTCCGGTTACAGCTACAGTCGCAGCACCAGAAACAGAGACGCTACCCACTTGACCAGTAGCAGAGTCAATACCGGGAGAATTACTTCCCCACTCGCCACTACCCCAAGTGCTATACCCCCAACCACCGAGTATTACGGTAACGTCAGTCATCTAACACCTTTTACGCAATACGAATTATCGCGTTGCTGGAGTCCGCAGTCGGGAACACAATGGTAAAGTCGCCAGCGGTAGACGTTTTGTCCGCACCAAAATCCAACACAGCAACGGCCTTGTCAGACTGTGTGCTGTTGTAGATCAACGCACCACGAGCAGTAATAGTCGCAGTAGACCAAGTAGTATCGTTAAAGTCAGTGAACGCTGTAGTGCCAGAGCTGGTAGGTGCTACCGCTGTTAGCGAGTTTCCGCCCGCAGTGTAGCCTGTGCCAGACACTTCGTTAGTCACACTGTACGCAGTAGTTGTAGCATCCAAAGATGCAGAGCTGGTGTACAAGGCAATGTACATGCTGTCCGCAGTGGTGCCACCACGAGCAACAGTTGTTCCAAAGGCGTGTATACCGTTAAGAAGCTCCACCTTGAAGCTCGTACACATTGCTTGAGTAATAGCCATAATGGGCCTCTCCTATAGTTTACGGATAATGTTAGCCAACTCAGCGTGGCCTTGCTTTTGGAGTTC